CGGTGGTCGCCGTATCATTAGTAGAGAATAAGATCTTTATCGGCAACGGCAACATCATCAGCTTGATCCTACAAGATGAATTACTACACAAAGGATGGACTGCTTGGATGATCAATCAGGTAGTCAAAGAAGATCCAAGATTTGCCAAAGCCAAAGAACAGTGCGAACAAGAAGTTTATCAGATGTATCTAGATGTGATACGTGAAGAAAAAGAATGGGCGGATTATCTGTTTAAGAAAGGTCCTGTTATTGGTCTCAATGCAAATATTCTTAAAGATTTTGTTGATTTTACCGCAGCCAATGCACTGAAAGAAATTGGTATAAAATATGCTCATCCAGCACCTAAAACCAATCCAATTCCTTGGTTCAATAAACACAGCGATACTTCAAAGAAACAAACTGCGTTACAAGAGAACGAATCGACTAATTACATTATAGGTGTTATGGGAGATGCTATAGACTACGAGTCTTTGCCGGAACTATAATTATGTACAAAGCACAGTTTAAAAATAAAAGTCCTTATGAGTCTTGGACTACTATTGGTTCTTATGGAACTGAAGCTGCTGCTATACAGGCGGCATTAAATAGAAAGAATATGGGAGCCTTGTTAGTCAGAGTGACTGATAACAAGGGTTCCGTGATTTATTCAAGTTGAAAGGAAATAAAAATGGAAGTAGTAGTTTGGAGCAAATATAACTGTACCCACTGTGATCAAGCCAAAGCATTATTGGGACAACGTAACATACGATTTGTAGAAAAGAAAATTGGCGACGGATACACCAAAGAAGAATTGCTCGAAGAAGTGCCTACAGCTCGAACAGTACCGCAAATTATCATTAATGGCAATGTAATTGGCGGATTCACAGAATTAAGAAAATATATCGACGAAACCGGATTTAACGGTACCGGGTATTAAAATAGGAAAATAGAATGTTAATTGACAAAGGCGTGGCAATAGGTGAAGTTGTTACTCTAAAACTCACCAGCGGAGAAGAATTAGTAGCAAAGTTAGTAGAAGACGGTCCGATGCATTATAAGCTATCTAAGCCGTTAGTTCTCAGCATGAGTCCTAAGGGTATAGGGATGGTGCCTTATCTTTTTACTGTCAGCCCCGATAAAGAAATTAAAATGAATAAATCAACCGTGGTCGTGATAGAAGCATCTGACAAGGAATTCTCAGATCAATATCTATCAGGGACAACCGGTATAGCGATGAGATAATCAAATGCCAACAGCCATATCTCAATCAATAAAAATAACCAGCGCATCAACATTGACCGCAGTTGGATCTGCTATGTCAGCCGATTCAAAAATAAACATTTACATTGTTAATCAAACAGCGTCTAACGGAAATTTTAGATTAGCTGTTCATACTACTACACCTACCGGAGGAGAATATCTTTACTACGATTTTCCATTGGCCAGCAAAGGCACCTTTATTGCTGCAGATGTATATGTGAAAAATCTTGATATAGTATACGTTTCTTGTCCTGTAGATTGGAGTGCTAGAGTAGACGGAGCAACATTAGCATGAGCAGATATTATATAGCAGAACCCCCAGTAGCAGCCTCAGCGCCAGATTATACAACAGCTGTCACGAGTATCGGAACTGAACTTAATAGTATAGATATTGATACGACCTCTATTGCTGCTCAAATCATTTTAATAGCAGGGTATTTGTCAACAATGGCTTCTAATACTACGACCATTGCCACTAAGCTCACCGATATAGAAACACATCAACAAAGAATTAAAGAACTTGCCGAGGGTACCGGTATTCATTTTGTAGGACCATGGGAGTGGGTAGGTCTTCTGTCTCTGTATAAATTATTCATCGAAGAAGGTAAAATATTAGATGAAACAAGCAATGTGTCAGCAGAAAAACTAGCGCAGGCATTGGCTAAGTTTAACGAATATAAAGATAAAGTTAGTTCTTTACCAACGGTTTTTTAATATGCCAGGAATATCAAGAGTAGGGGTAGATCAAGCAGGAGGTACCATAGTCGGTAATCTTGCACCTACGGTCTTTGTCAATAATGCACCTATAGTAGTTAAGGGAGCGGTCATATCTGGTCACGGAAGATCACCTCACAGCGGCCCTGTTATGGTAGGTGCTAGCGGAACTGTGTTCGCTCATAATATACCGGTATGCCGAGCAGGAGACACAGCCAGTTGCGGACACGCTGCGACAGGTTCATCAGATGTATTTGCGGGATAAAAATGAAAAAATTATTTTGGAATGTTTTAGGATTTATTAGTTTAGGGCTTGCTTATATCGGATTGATCACACCTGGAATTCCTTACAGCCCGTTTATTGTATTTTCAGCTTATTGTTTTTCTAAGGGCAGCGAGCGTATGCATCGCTGGATCTACAATCATAAGATCTTCGGCCCTTTCCTTACCAATTGGACAGAGAAAAGAGTTTTTCCGACCAAACTTAGATATCTTATGTTAAGTATGATGTCTTTGAGCCTTGTGTTAATGTTTACAGGTGGTGTTAAGCCTATCGGTATCATTTCTACTGCGGTGTTTATGGCTTTGGTAGCAATCTGGGCTTGGAGATATCCAAATACTCCAGAAGAACATGATCGTCGCAAAGAGGTTGGCGAAAAGATAGGTTGGATAAAATAATCTAATAGATTTATGTTAGAATTATTAAAACACACTACCAAAGGAAGCGGCGGTGTTTTAAACGGTAAGTGGGAAGGTCCTGATAGCCTAGAAAATTATTTAACAAATAAAAAAATCTATGGTAAATCTTGGTCCTGGAGAGATTATCCGTTAACCTACACTTACAACTCACAAGGATATCGATGCCCTGAATTCGATTCAATAGATTGGTCTAACCAAGTAATTATTTTTGGGTGCAGTCATACATTCGGCACAGGAGTTTCTGATGAGCAAACAATATCAGCACAACTAACAATGTTAGGATGGCCGACAATTAATCTAGGGCAACCAGGTACCGGAGTTAATTATCAATTTATAAATTCTGTTATCTTAAATGAGAATAAGATAAAACCTAGAGCTGTTATCTACAATTGGCCAAGTCCTGCAAGAACTTTGCAATGGGTCGATAACGAAAACCAATACAAGCTGTGGGGATCTTGGAATTCCGAAAAAACAGATTGGGGATGGCATTATATTTCGAATGATTTTCATTCTATAACAGAATCTTTATGGTATAGTAGAGCTGTTAAAGTTATGTGGGAATGTCCTGTTGTAGAAATATCCAGATATTCAATACTCTGCAATAATCAAAGCAATATTATATTATTAGAACCACAAATGGATTTTGGTAGAGATTATAACGGAAAAATTGGACACGCAGGGCCTAAAACAAATATAGCTATAGCTCAATTATTAGCAAAAATTCTTTCCGATATTCAATCAAAAGATTGACAACATTTTAGAAATATGTTTAAATAGTTTTATTGCTGTATGAAGCAAAGAGAAAAGTGTTCTGGACGGGGGTGCGAATCCCCCCAGGTCCACCATAAGGAAGTTTATGTTTAGTTATATGTTATTTTTATTATTTTGGCTAGTGTTTGGTGTTTTGTACCTTTCACGAGATAAAGCATTAGACGAAGAAAAGATAAAAAACTGCGAGTTATGGTAATATGGAAAAGATAGCAACATTTGTATTAATCTTTTTTCCTATATTATGCTTGTTATTGACAACATTTAGTGTAAACTAAGTTTCTTTATGATGGGCCTGCATAGTTTCGACAGGGCAACAAGTAAATTAGTGGACAGCTCGGGAAAGCAGAACCCGTAGGATTGGGGTAACCCGGTCGAAGAAGCAAATAAAGTAAAAGCAAACGCTGATACATTTGAGTTTGGCGCATTGAACTTCACAGGCAACACCGTTGGTGCAGCTAATGAAGGTAGATTCGCTCTAGCAGCCTAAGAAACTGCCACTCCGGGGCAACTATGCCTTGTCAACCAAAATAGTAAAGCGGCCTTCGGGCCGCTTTCTTTTCGTTATTGATTTTTCCTATGATCGTCATAAAAAAATATTTAGAAAAAATCTATTGATTTTACATTTTAATAGGATATATAATATACACATACAATACAGAGTTATTGAAGTTTTCAAACACACACAAGGAGAAGATATGAAAACAGTTGGTGATAAATTAGAAAAATTCGCAGTAACAGGTGTCAAGCCTGGTCAACCAGAAGATGCGTTCTTTGACATTACAGACCAAAGTTTTGAAGGTAAGTGGAAAGTAATCGTTTACTACCCAAAGGACTTTACATTCGTTTGCCCTACAGAAATTGTAGCCTACGACAAACTAGCCGGCGACTTTGCCGACCGTGATGCAGTACTGCTCACAGGTTCAACAGACAACGAGTTCTGTAAAGTCAGCTGGCAAAAGGCACACCCAGATCTACAAAAGATCACGCATACACAGTTTGCAGATACGCAGCGTTGGAATGACAACACCATGGAAGATCTAAGCCTGATTAATCAGCTCGGCGTGTTCTATGCTCCAGCAGGTGCTGCACTTCGTGCCACATTCATTGTTGATCCAGACAACGTTATCCAACACGTTACCGTCAACAACTTGAACGTTGGTCGCAGTCCAGAAGAAACACTTCGTGTATTGGATGCATTGCAGACCGGTGAGCTATGTGCTTGTAACCGTACAGTTGGTGGCGAGACTCTCTAAGGGAACAATATTATGTTAGAATGTTTGATTTTAGGCGATAGCCTTGCAGTTGGAGTGGGACAGATCCGTAAAGAATGTGTGACCTATGCTAAGAGTGGTATCAATAGTTATGACTATGTTAATCGTCATATCCTATACACCGGTACTAATTACAAAGAAGCAAAGACTGTGATTATCAGCCTAGGGTCAAACGACTATAAAAGTATCAATACCTATGAGGAACTACACACTTTAAGGCATTTAGTAAAAGCGGACAGGGTCTATTGGATCCTTCCTGCTATCAAAGATACCAAGAGAGCCAACGTACAAAAAATCGCTGAGAAATATCACGATGTCGTCATTGACTCTAGGGATCACGAAATAAGTGCAGATGGTGTGCATCCTACATATAAAGGATACAAAGCGATCGCTAAGAAAACACAAGGAGACACACAATGAGTTGGGTAGAACAAATCAAAGAGGCACTCCCGGAATACGCTAAGGACACTAGACTAAACCTTGACGCGGTTATAAACCGTAGCACATTAGATGCAATAGAAGCTCAAGGGTGTGCCTTAGCAGCCGCAATGTCCACAGGCAACGGTAAGTTAGTAACATTTGTATCTAGTGGCATTGAAGATCTCAGAGAACGTGACGCAGCATTGACAGCATCGGCTATCATGGCGCAGAACAACGTTTGGTATCCATATGTTGAAATGGTAGGCGGTGCTCTAGAAGGCATCCCGCCACAACTGCGTATGAATGCTATTGCCAGTCACGGCGGTACTACAAAGGCAAGATTTGAGGCATATAGTTTAGCAGCCAGTATCGTAGGAAAATGTCATTTCTGTGTGAAGGCACATTTCGACACACTAAAGGCAGAAGGTTATTCAGTTGATCAGTTGAGAGACATTGGACGCATCGCTAGTGTAATGAACAGTGTTGCTAAGGTGTTAAACAGTTAATAAATAAATTACAAGGAGGGGCAAGACTATGCGACAGAAAAAGCTCATAGCGGAACTGTATAAGGCTTGCTTCGACCACGACGCCAAGAAGATGGCAGAACTTAAAAGACTAGAGTTCCAAAAAATCTTGAAACGCAAGGCCGAAGGTAAGCATTTTACACACCGATGGACCGTAGTTCAAATTTAATTATTTGTAACTGATCTGTAATATTACACACACTAAGGAACGGTAAATACT